ACCCCTTCCATATGTTAGGTGTTGCTGGTGTCTTCGGTGGTTCACTGTTCTCTGCGATGCACGGTTCACTTGTGACTTCTTCTTTGGTTCGTGAGACCACAGAAACTGAATCGCAGAATTATGGTTACAAGTTCGGACAAGAAGAAGAGACATACAACATCGTGGCTGCTCACGGGTACTTTGGTCGTCTTATTTTCCAATATGCGTCCTTTAATAACTCACGTTCGTTGCACTTCTTCCTTGCTGCCTGGCCTGTTGTAGGCATCTGGTTCACTGCTCTTGGCGTTTCTACAATGGCTTTTAATCTCAACGGACTGAATTTTAACCAGAGTATTCTGGATAATCAGGGTCATGTAATTCCTACTTGGGCGGACATATTGAACAAAGCTGGGTTGGGTATGGAGGTTATGCATGAGCGTAATGCCCACAACTTTCCATTAGACCTTGCTGCTGCTGAAACAACTTCTGTTGCTTTAACTGCACCTTCAATCGGTTGATAAAATTATAAATTGGAGACCTCTTTATGGGGTCTCTTTTTTTATTTGCTAAATAGTTGAAGTTATGTTATAATAACTTCAACTAACTAAAAGAACTATGAGAACCTGCAACATCTGTAATCAAATAAAACCACTTTCCGAGTTTTATCAAACTATAAGAAATGGAGAACCGTATGGATATCACGGGAAATGTAAATCTTGTTATGTAAAAAAACAACAAGAAAAATATGACCCTATAAAAAAGAGAGATGAAAATCTAAAAAGGGTTTATGGTATTGGTATTGAAGAGTACAATACTCTATTAGAACAACAAAATCATCGTTGTGCTATTTGTGAAAGTACTGACCCAAAAGGTAGAAAATCTGGTAGAGGTGGCGGAGTTGATGTTTTTTATGTAGACCACGACCATAAGACAGGAAAGGTTCGTGGACTACTTTGTAATATATGCAATAGAACTATGGGTTATGTTGGAGAAAATTCAGGAGTATTGGAAGAAATGATTAAATACCTACAAAAGCACCAATAAAATGCTAACAATCCTCGCAGCCTTCATAGCATTCGGAGTGTTCCTCTTTCTGATGTCTCTGCTATAATATATAAGATAAACCACAACTTTTTATGTACGACGCAACTTTTATCAGTGATATTCACCTAGGAACTCCAAGATGTAATACTGAAAAGTTTCTAAAATTTCTAAAAGAACTTAAGACTAAGAAATTAGTTTTAGTTGGTGATGTTATTGATATTCATTGTATGGAAAGATATAACACTCGTTGGACCAAAGAGCATACCGAATGTGTTCATCAAATACTCAATCTCGCAAAGAAAGGAACCGAGATTGTTTATATTCTTGGAAATCACGAAGGTATGCTACGAAGGTATTGTGACTTTGAGCACAAGAACTTTAAGATGGTTGATGAGTATGTTCATAAAGACTCAAAGGGAAATAAGTTTCTTTGTATTCACGGAGATAAGTATTCAGAGTATTCTTCTGGGTCTTGGAAGCAACTGATGTTCAATAAAGGTTATGAATTGATTACACCACTAAGTATTTGGTTGGAAAGATTCTTTAGATTTTCTTTAGTATATTTTCTCAAAAATACTGTAAGAGGAAAGAATTATATCAATCAATATGAGACCGATATTGCTTCTTATTGTGCTCAAAGAGATAAGAAATATTCTGGTGTAATCTGTGGGCACATACATTCTGGAAATATTCGTAACTTTGGTAAGGTGGTGTATATGTGTTGTGGAGATTGGTGTGATAGCACCTCTGCGATTACTGAAAAGAATGGTGTATATTGTTTGGAAAAATACTGATAGAAGGTCTTTACAAAAACTCACAAGTGCCCTATAATGATACAAAGACCTAATACTCAGATGACAAAAGAAACCTACGGCAATCAATTTCGTTCGGGAGAAAAAAATATTGATGACCTATACCCAAAAATGATTAATGACCTTGCCGCAGCATCAAGAGAAGAATCAAAGTTTCAGTATGTAATGAAAGATGTATTTGAGGTAATGCGTAATCTTGGTTGGACTGGTGATGATACTTTTGAGGTGAATGTCGGTGGATGTTCTGCAACAGGAACCGCAACTCATCCTGATGCAAATCCAAAATGGGCAAAACCTTATGGGACAGTTACTTATCAATCTGATGCCTTTATCGTCATTAAAAACTCAAACAAGAACCCTGTGGTCTCTTCTAAAGCACTTCAACTTCCAGAGGGTCAACAAAAACCCGTAGTAGTATGATGCAAAGTATCAATTGGTTTAATATTCTACTGGACCTTTATATCATTTATTGGGGGTTTAACTATGGTAAAGATAGAAATGAATCATAGAAAACATAAACAATCAGAGAATATAAAAAGACCCAAGAAGGAAGTCTATAATCCTTATGCAAATGACCCACCAGATGCAAAGTGTCCTTATTGTGGAGAGAGTGGAAAAATTTGTTCTTATATTAATGCCGTAAGTCGCGGATGGGGAAGAGGTGCTTGTGCTAAAAAACATAACAATCAAAAAATGTTCTAAATTCTTTGAAAGGGATCAGGATATTTCTGTTCATGATGAGTTTGACTACATTTATATCACTCTTCAAGAAACTCTAAATATTTTTGGTACGCATCTTAAGAATGCCACTTTACTCCACTTCAGACGAACTTTTGTATAATCTTGAGGCAACTACAAGTTCAGAAGCAAAAAGAAAATGGAGACAATCAATCAAAGAAAAATGGAATTATGAATGTGCATATTGTGAATCTGATAAAAATTTAACATTAGATCATATCACTCCAATATCCAAAGGTGGAAGTGACCGAGTTGCAAATGTCTTATGTGCTTGCCATTCTTGTAACCAATCAAAGGGTCATCAAGCTTGGTATGATTGGTATATGCAACAATCATTCTTTACAACCGAAAAATTATCTGCTATTATAGAATGGCAAAAACAAATAAATGATAATGAATACTATACCTATCGCCCAAGAAGAAATATAATTTAATGGACCCATACAGTATTCGCCCACTGTTAGAAATAGCAGTGGGCATTATCATTTCAATTTTAACAATTCTTATACCTTTAGTTGTACTATTATGAGATTCACAGTTTATTCAAAAGACGGTTGCCCCTATTGCTCCAAAGTAGAACAGGTGCTACAATTAAGCAATCTGGAACATAAGGTCTACAAACTAGGAGAGCACTTTAATCGTGAAGATTTTTATGCTGAGTTTGGGTCTGGTTCTACATTCCCTCAAGTAGTTCTTAATGATCAAGAACACCTTGGTGGATGTACAGATACAGTCAAGTACCTTAAGGAGAATAAAGTAATCTAAATGGAAACAACCTTTTACGAAGTTTATTACGATGTAGAAAAGGCAATTGATTATGCTTTTAAGGGTCAGTTTGTATTAAAGTTTTATGATTATTTAAAAATTAAAAAAGTTCTCCGTAGAGAAGTTGAACAATTTATTGAAAGTCATACAGCGACAAATATTAGTGAACTTGTGTTAGATCTAGATACATATCTCGAAGGAGGTTCTGATAATGAACATAAACAACTTCGTGAAGCATATGGACACCTTTCAAAACCTGAAGCAAGAAAAATAAGAAATTATTTGTATGACATTCTTAACGATGCATGGAAATATAGCAATGACAAAAAACCAGGACGACGAAAAAAAGAACCTAAATAATTCTCAGGACCTCCACATTAATCGGGGGTTTGAGTTGATGTTGAGAAATAATAGTAGGAGGGAGAAACCATCACAACCAAAAACATTTCAAATTCGTTTTGGTAAGATGATATCTCTCTTTAAACGAGAGATACATTTTCAATTTGAATTCTTTTTAGATATGAAAAAAAAGTAACTCTCAAGGAGAATACCGATGGAAACAGCAGTTATTCTTACATTCACAACTCTCTTTTGTGTAATGTTCTTAATGATTGGATTAATTGGAGGTTGGATATTTAAACAATATCAAGTGGAAAGAATTTATGGTATTCGTAATATTCATCCAGAATTTTTTGATAATAACGGAAATATAATTCCAGATGAAGTTCTCGCGGTTAGATTTGAAGAAGGATTTTTTGATAGTGATGATGATGAGTGTGATGAAGATTGATAAATAAACAAGATTATATTTACTAAACTGAATTGTATTAAAAATTATGACTGTAACAAAAACAAAAACTGAAGCACCAATTGCAAAACTTCAACCAAATTCATTTCAATATGAAATTCTGGAATTGGTGTCAAAACAAAGAAGTAATGTAAAAAAAGTAGAATTACTTAAAGAATATCGTAATGATGCTCTGATAAGTTTGTTCATTTGGAACTTTGATGAGAGTGTAATTAGTATTTTACCTCCAGGAGAAGTTCCTTATGCGGACCCATCTGATCAATCATCCATAGGAGGAAATCTATCTGAATTGATTAATAGCAAAGCAAAAAATACCAATTTGAAAAATGGTGCATATGCAGGAACTGAAGAGTTAATGAATAAGCAACGTACTTCTCTTCGCAATGAATATACCAATTTTTATCTTTTCTTAAAAGGTGGAAGTAGTACTCTTTCTCAAATTCGCAAGGAGACTGTTTTTATTAACATGCTTCAAGGACTTCATCCTTTAGAAGCAGAATTAGTTTGTCTAGTAAAAGATAAAAACCTCACAAATAAATATAAAGTAAGTTGGGATAATGTTAAAGAGGCATATCCCGATATTCGTTGGGGAGGTCGTTCGTGAGTAAATCTGTAGTAGTAGAGGAAGGAACTATGCAATGGACTCCGGAAGAAAAAAAAGAAACTTCTTCTCGTTACGGTTGTGAAATTCTTTTTGAACGTACCACACTTGCTCAGGTAAAAGATCCTTCTCTACCAAATGATGCTTATCTAATTGTTTATCGCGTGGATGGTGAAAATTACGTAGACTTATGTCGCGGAACAAGAGTTAAAATCTTTGATATGTACTATGATAAGTTTGGACCAGGATCAGTTCAAAAAATTGATTTTGGATATGGAAGAGTTTCTCCTAGAATATGGGGATATAAAGCACCTGAAGGAAAGAAAAAAAAATGACTGCAGGATTTGATAATAAACTGAAAGTAGAAATTAATTCAGATGAAGTTGATAAACTACTTAAACACTATAAAAAAATTAAAAAATATATGAAATCTTCCTTATACGAAGTGAAGAAAATTGATGGAACAGAGAAAGTTGTGTCGAAACTTTTAAAAGAATATGAGGATAATCCTCTAAATTAAATAAATGGGTAAGCATTTTTTATTGAACCTTTATGGGTGCTCGTCAGTTCTATTGAACGACGAGATTTTTCTTGTTGATTTACTGGAAAATTCTGCAATTGCTTCTGGAGCAACAGTATTAAAAACAGTATCTCATAAGTTTGAACCTCAAGGTGTTACTATTATTTGCTTACTTTCAGAAAGTCATATTAGCATTCATACCTGGCCTGAGGAACATAAGGCATCGGCAGATATTTTTACTTGCGGTCTAGCGAATCCAAAGATTGGATGTGATATAATGATAGAGCAATTGAAACCAATTGAATATAAACTTAATTATATTCAAAGATAAAAAGGAGAGGATTGACATTCTCTCTTTTTTTATGTAAAATAATACAAGACACACTATAGGAATGAATAAAGAACGATTAAAATTAATTGTAAATAATCTAGATCTTTTAGTTCAATCTCTAAAGGAAGAACTTATAGATTCTCCTGAAATTTCTTATGAAAATATTACTTCATATCTAGATGATGCTGACGAATACTACACAGAAGAGGATGAAGAAGATGTATGAAGAACTAACACCGTATGAACGGTCTCTTGCAAGATTTGGAGATAAGTGTGCTCTTATAGCAGGACTTGAAATTGCCGATAAAATGTCCCCAGAAGATGCATATCAGCAAATTAAAGATATGTATAAGGAACTTAAAAAACTTCGTAAAGAGGAAAAAGATAATTGGGAGGCACCAAACTAATGAGACCCATTAAAGCAAAAGACCTTTTAGAACTTGACCGTTATATGCAAGTTGTGATGATTCGTCAGACACAACTTCCACAAAGTCTTGTTTGGCAGGCAGGTAAGAATGATTATAGTGAAGACCCTATTCATACCAAGTTTCCACCAGCAGAAAAGGAATGTGGTAAATGGGTAATTGAGCAACTCTTGGCAAATGAGAGGGGGCACTGGGGACCTCTAGAGCATCCTGCCATTTCTTTGGATTGTGTTGGGTTTGTTCATAATGTAATGGTTCAGGCAAGAACTCACCGTGTTGGAGTTTCTTTTGATGTCCAGTCTCAGCGTTATACCGGTCGTCGTGTATTGAAGGTTGCGACTGGCGACCTGAAACCTGAAGAGGTTTTCTATGTGCGTCCAGAAGGTCTCTATTTGGACCGTAAAGGGCACAAGTACGAATGGACGAAGGATGACTACGAAAGGCAACTAAAGTTCTGTCTGGCGGCATCTGAGCGGTATGCAGAGGGTTATGATACTCGTGGTATGGCAGAAGAACATCTCCGCGATTACCTTCCTCAAAATATTCGCCAGAACTTTGTGGTTTCGTTCTCTCTTCGTGCCGCACTTCACTTCCTGGACCTTCGTGCAAAACTTGATGCTCAGGTAGAAATTCAGGCATTATGTGAGGGTATGGTCCCCGTAATGAAAGAATGGGTTCCAGAAATCTTCAGTTATTATGAAGAGAAGCGTCTACATAAAGCACGATTAAGTCCTTGAGGTATTATGAAATCTTATTGTTTAAAAGATCATTTGACTGGTCAAGTTTTTAAAGTTCTTTTTACTGAGAAAGACTTTCAAGAATTTTTGAAATCTCATCCAGATATTGATGAGTGTATTGATTGTATTGAGTGTGATGACGCACCTTCAATTTGTATAGAATAAATAATCACAACACAATAGAGGTGTAAATTTTGGCGATATACCCAATTATTCATAAAGAAACTGGTGAAAAAAAGGTTATTGAAATGAGTGTTCACGACATTCAGGAATGGTATAAAAATAATCTAGAATGGAAGCGTGATTGGAGTGAAGGATGCGCAACACCTGGAGAGGTAGGTGATTGGAGAAATAAATTAATTTCTAAGCATCCGGGATGGAACGAAGTTTTGGATAAAGCATCTAAGGCACCTAAGTCACTTGTAAAAAAAATTTAACATGGCAAGAAGAAAAAGAACTACTCAGGATACTCAGTCTGTTGGTGGTGTTCCTATGACTACGAAACATATGAAGCGTAGAAAACCATTAAACACCGATTTACTTTTAGATATTCAACCTCTAACAGATAATCAAGGAAAACTATTTGAATCTTATGATGAAGGTAAGCACATTGTTGCTTATGGTGCAGCTGGAACTGGCAAAACTTTTATTGTTCTTTATAATGCGCTCAAAGATGTTCTTAATGAAAGGACGCCCTATGATAAAATTTATATCATAAGGTCTTTAGTGCAGACTCGTGAAATTGGTTTTTTGCCAGGTAATCACGAAGATAAATCAGCACTCTTTGAAATACCATATAAGAATATGGTAAAATATATGTTCCAACTACCATCTGAAGATGAGTTTGAGATGCTCTATGGTAATCTCAAGTCTCAAGGTACTATTTCTTTTTGGTCTTCTTCTTTCTTAAGAGGGACTACTTTTGATAATTGCATTCTTATTGTGGATGAATTCCAAAATATGAATGGACACGAAAACGATTCTATCATCACTCGTGTAGGTGAAAATTGTAAAATTATGTTCTGTGGTGATGCTTCACAGAGTGATTTAGTTCGTCAAAATGAAAGAAATGGAATTCACGACTTTGTAAAAATTCTTCAAATTATGCCCTCATTTGATTTCATTGAATTTGGCATTGAAGATGTATGCAGAAGTGGATTGGTTAAGGAGTATCTAATTGCAAAACATTCCTTAAATATTAACATATAAAATGTTCACACATATTGATTTGAAACTCCCAAAACTTTCAAGGGAGAGTATAGATGGAGTTCGCTATTACAACATAGGTGGAGAAAATAAAAAACTAGTCTCCATTACTTCGGTGATTAGTCATTACAGCAAAGAGAAGTTTGCAAAGTGGCGTAAAAGAGTTGGTGAAGAAGAAGCAAATAGAATCACAAAAAGGGCAACCAGTCGTGGTACTGATACTCATACTCTTATTGAGAGTTATTTGCTAAATGAAGAACTGTCAGAGGTTCAACCAATTTCTGAAATGCTATTCAAATTAGCAAAACCAACTCTAAATCGTATAAATAATATTCATTGTTTAGAAAGTTCTTTATATAGTGAGGTTCTGGGAGTTGCAGGTTCTGTCGATACTATAGGAGAATTTGATGGAGAACTTGCAGTTATTGACTATAAGACTTCCGCAAAACCAAAGCCTCGTGAATGGATAACTGATTACTTTGTTCAAACTATGTTTTATGGAATGGCGTTATATGAGATGACGGGTATTCAAATTAAAAAGTTAGTTATCATAATGACCTGTGAAGATGGAGAATGTGTTGTTTATGAAGAAAGAGATTTAGAAAAATATATGAAACTTGTAATTCAGTATATCAAAAAGTTTGTAAACGATAAGTTAGAACAAATTGCTTGACACATAAGGACTAAAGTTTTATAATGAACAAAAGTGAATTAAATTATTGTGCCACTTACGCTCGTTCAATTAATGACTTCTGATTATAATAAAGAATTAGAAAAAGTATTAGAAGAAAAGTTTTACTGCCCCTCAAGATTTGCTCAAGAAGTTGAGAAACTTGTAGTGCAGGAAAGTGTCTCTTATATTGATGCAATAATTGCTTTTTGTGAAATCAATAAAATTGATTTGGAATCTGTACCTAAACTACTTTCAAAACCACTAAAAGAAAAGATTAAGTTTGAAGCAATGGAACTTAACTTCCTCAAGAAAACTTCAAAGGCACGATTAGTATTTTGAAATTGGATCCACTAAACTGCTACAAGGCTTATTTGGCCTTGAAGAATCATTTCACTAATAAGAATTATAATTACTTCACATATAATGGAAAGGTAAAAGCAAATATTCAATCCTTCTATAAACGGAAGGATCGTTTTTACTTTGAAAAAATGTCTCGTCAAAAAAGTGACGAAGAAATTATTAACTTTTTTGTATCTAACTTTGCTTCCTGTGATGACCCACAATCACTTTGGATTGGTCAAATCATTAAAGAGGGAGAAGAAACCTATACAAACTGGATGCGTAGAAAACAATCACTTTCTTATATTTTTAAGGAGGAAGTGAGTATTCTTAATTCAAAAAACTTTGATGGAATGTTCAACATTGAAGGCAATAAGCATCCTAGAATTTTAAAAGAATTTCTACAAAAGAATCTATCATTAGAAACAATGATTATCTTGAACAACATTCTTGATTATAAAAAACAATTTGATAAGAAACTTACAGACCCTGTTTGGGAATTTGTATCTATGAGAATTGAAAAATATTCTCCTTTTATACATATTGATAGTAATAAATTCAAATCAATTTTGAGGGAGTGTGTAATGTGAGTTTCTTTAACTCTGACATAGTTCGTGCAGAGATGACTGAGATCTCTATGCTACAAGAAGACGTTTATTATAATGTTTTTACTTTTCCTACAATGACAATTGAGGAAAAGAAGTTTCATATTGCACTACTTGAAAAACTCTTGAATAAGCAAAAAGTTCTTTATACTCGGTTAAGTTTGTCTGATGATCCAGAGGCAATTGAAATGAAAGAAAAAATTGCTGAATCTGCTGCGATGATGGGTATGTCACCAAATGTTGATATGAATATTATTTTTAATAATATGATGAGATTAATTGAGACGATGAAAGAACAACTTGACATTTCTGAAGAGGAAGTGTAGAATAATTATGGGCTGGATGATCCCTTAAGCAAAATCACAAAGGCCAAATCTACACTGAAATAAAATGTCATTTGAATCTCTAAAAAAGCAATCTAAACTTGGTTCTCTCACCGATAAACTGGTGAAAGAAGTTGAAAAAATGAATACTGGTGGTGCTGGAGGAACTGATGAACGCTTCTGGAAACCAACTATGGGTAAAGGAGATGTTGGATCAGCAGTTATTCGTTTCCTTCCTGCTCCAGGCGATGAAGATCTACCTTGGGTAAAACTGTACAATCACGCATTTCAAGGAACTGGTGGTTGGTTGATTGACAATTGCTCCACTACGGTTGGGCAGAAGTGTCCCGTGTGTGCATCAAACACTGAACTTTGGAACTCTGGAAACGACCGTGATAAGGAAACAGTTCGTCAACGGAAGCGTAAATTATCATACTACTCAAACATCTATGTAATCAAAGATCCTGCAAATCCTGAAAACGAAGGTAAGATTTTTCTCTTCAAATTTGGTAAGAAAATCTTTGATAAAATTCTGAACGCAATGCAACCAGAATTTGAAGATGAAGCACCTATTAATCCGTTTGATTTTTGGGCAGGTGCAAACTTCCGCCTCAAGATTCGTAAGGTAGAAGGTTATTGGAACTACGATAAGTCGGAGTTTGATACCCCTGAACCTCTTCTAAAGGATGATGATGCTATGGAAGCAATCTGGAAGAAAGAATATTCCCTTTCTGCAATTGTTGCCCCAGATCAATTCAAGTCTTATGATGAACTTGAAAAGCGTCTAAATTCTGTTCTTGGTATTGGTAAAGTTGCTCCTAAAACATCTACTGCTGATGAAGAAGAGCATTACGAATCTTATGCTCCAAAGCAAAACATTGAAGAAAATGTGATGCAGGAACTTGAAGAATCTTACCGCAAGAGTAAGAGTGTAGATCTTCCTAAAGTAACAAGTGATGATGATGATGGTGATGCAATGAGTTACTTTTCTAAACTAGCAAATTCTTGATTACTCAAATAATCTAATATTATCTCCTCTTACAAGGTCCTCACTAACATATTGTGAGGACCCTTCTTTGTATCTAACGAGTTCATCAAGATCATTTACTGCCACATTAAGATAGAAAGGTTTAAGAACAAAAATATTTCTTTTATCTTCATCAATTTTCTTCTCATAATCATAGTTGGTAATTGGAATTGAAATATTTCCTGTAGTGATTGGTTGATCTATAAAGAAATCAAAATAACTTACTGTGTAATTATTTTGAACTTCAAGTCCTGCAGGAACTATAGTGACTCCATTTGAATTCTTAACTTCTTCTGTCTCATAATGATGAATACCATTATAAAGAGTATTATAATCGCCATATTTTTCTAACATATAACGATCAAAATCATTCTGCTCTAAAGGCCATTCTGATTGAATATTGATAATATTATTTGCCACTAAAATAACCCAATCAAAAGTTGCATCATCATAAACTTTAAATGCAACATTATCAGGACGATCATTACCAGTTATAGTATATTTTTCAAAGAAGGCAAGATTTTGAAAAATGTCTTCTCTTAACTTTGATTTTTTAAAAAAGTTTTTGACCCGAATATAATCTGATATTTTAGCATTTGGAAGTCTGCTTACATAATCAAAGTTTGGTATTTTGCTGAAGTAATTTGACATCTTAGAAACCTATAGACTTAACTTCTTTATCATTTGAATCAATTTCAAAATAATCATCATCGAAGATTGGTTCAATTTCTTGGAATGTTAAACTTAGTTCATATGCAGTCATAGATCTATCATCTATACCTCCTTTATAGGTCATATAAGTTCCATCCGGAGTATAGTTTACATTACAAACTGTAAGGGCACATTCCTTAAATCTATTTAAGTATGGGTGTTCCTTATCAGATGTAACATAAGAAATTGCAAATGTATGAGGTGCTTTTAATAATAAAGAACTATTACTTCTTTTGACTGACATTGCTTGTTTGAAAAATCTTATAATTTTTCTTATATTTCTTGCTTCTGGTGCGTCTCTTGGAGACATTCTAAAATTAAAACCAAATGTTCTTAGAGAAGGTCCATTAAATAATAATTCTAAATTTGGATTTACTACGGCACCAAATTGTCTTGATATTAAATTACTTGCACCAGCGGCATCTCCTGCAAATTTTGATACTATAAGAGATTTTAAATCTTTTCCTCCACCAGAATTTGCATTTTTTACTTCACCACTTACTACTGGTGCGACAGCATCACCACCGCCAAGTATTGTTTGACCTGATATATTTGCAAGAGCTCTAGTAAATTCATCTATTTTCTCACCACTCCAATCAGCAGTATTACTATCATTTATTCCCCCCGGAATTGGTAGAGTTATGGTTCCAAGTATAGTTTTTCTACCTTTAAATCCTGGATTTCCATCTACTAAAGAAACAATTCTTGATCCCGCCGCCGAAGTACCTGGTTGAACTCCTGGTGCCTTATATTCAAATATTGAAAATTTTATACAATCTTGAACTCCTGGATTTAAGTCTACTGGATACTGAACATTTCCATAATCTTTTCTTGTATTTTCTTTAGATCCTTTTTCTAATTCTGCTACAACTGCAGCATTTTGCTCAGATCCCAATGGATCTGGTCCTGCTCCAGCTTGTTGATCTCCACCACTTTGCGGTGGTTGATTTTGCCCTTGCCCAGCTCCGGCAGTTGCTGAATTTGGAAAAATTAATTGCTGCGCATTCTGTGCTCCCGCTTTTTGTGCAGTAATAACAGCGTGATTTTTTACGTCTTTTTGTCCTTGTGCGCTTGTAAAATATTTCGTTTCATTTGAAGTGGTCGATCCCACTACCGGTTTAAATACTCCGTCTTTTGGAATTGTTCCAACTATTCTATCCATACCAGTATTTCCTCCAGCAGAACTGGGAAGTTTTCCATCTGCAGTTTTTACTGTTGTATCTCCAGTTACTGAGTCTACTAATAGATAGTATCTTGCATTTTGATTATTACTTGGAGTCTTCACACCATTTATTAAATATTCTTTTGGCACTTGAAATGGATTACTATCTCTAGATCCATAAGTTGTTGGAGTTGCCATTAGAACTCCTCCTTAACAAGGAACATAAGAATCCAAGTTTTATTTCCTTTACGCAACATTAGAAATAGAAGTTCTTTATATCTTATTTATATCCCCAAATCCAATTCCGTGAGAATCTTGAATTCTAACATTCTATCAGCACACCACTGTCTTGCGGCCTCCCATTTTGCAAGATTCTTTTCATAAGTTAGTGCTTCTGCAATTAAAGTCTGTCTCTTTTTCTTTCCTGGAATAGGTGGTTTTGTTTGCCTCAAAGGTTTGATTTCAATAATGTATTTTTTAATCTTTCCATTTGCTTCTTTAACCTTCACATAAGCATCGGGAAAGTATCGTCTTATTTTACCAGTGTTGGGATCAAGATAAGGAATAAAAAACTCTTCAGATCCATATTCTAAAATATTTTCACTACGATCACACCATTGAAGAAACTTTAATTCCCAAGAAGATCTATAAATGATATTTCTTATATCACCTTTATATTTTTCTGGATTTCTTGGATTAAATCTTCCTTGATGATATTTTCCGTCTCGCGCCATAAATACATAATAATCCAGCAGTATTTATTAATGGAAGGGCCGTCAACAAAGTCTATTGGCGTAAATGTTATAAAACAAAAGTTATTGAGACCAGCATTAACTTCACATTTTCGTTGTTCTTTTACACCACCCCAACCTGTTAAAGATTTTTTTAACCCAAGGAAAATTCCTCTTAATGTAAAAAATCAAGAAATTATAGAACTTTCTTGTTCAGAAGCTTCTCTTCCTGGTTCATCTATAGCAACTCACGAACTTAATAATGATTTTACTGGTGTAACAGAAAGACACGCATATCGTCGTTTATATGATGATAGGGCAGACTTTAGTTTTTATGTTGATAGAGAATATACAAGTATTCTTTTCTTTGAAACTTGGATTTCATATATCGTTGGTGAAGACAATTTTGAAGGACAAGAAAAATCAACATATTCATACCGAATGAATTATCCGAAAAATTATATTACTCCATCTCTTTTCATAACAAAATTTGAGAAAGACACTGATCCATATCAAAGAAAAGGAATTAATTCAAATGCAAAAATAAAACAAGATAATAATACACTTCAGTATCAATTTGTAAATGCATTTCCAATCAGCATTACATCTATGCCAGTTTCTTATGATGCCGCTCAGTTATTGAAATGTACCGTATCATTTACTTATAGTCGTTATGTAGTTAAAACTCTTATTTCAAATCCACAAGGACAACCAGGATCACCAGACACTGCTGCAGGAACTCCAAATCCTTATAATTTAACACCTGAAGAACAAGCAATATATAATCAGACATATTCTAATAATCTATCATTCAATCAGTATAATATTTCTTCTGGTACAGCATTTAATATTGATGATGATCCCACAAGAGTATTTGAAAATGTCAAATTGAGCAATTTTACACTATTCTAAACATCTCCTATAAATAAAGTAACTGACTTTTTCATAAAGACATTATGCCATTACCTAAGATTAGTGTACCGCAATATACACTTGAATTGCCATCAACTGGACAAGAAATAAAATATAGACCTTTTCTCGTTAAGGAAGAGAAACTACTTGTAATTGCACTAGAAAGTGAAGATACCAAACAGATTACTACTGCAATTAAGAATGTAATTAAAAGTTGCATTCACACTAAAGGAATTAAAGTAGAAGCACTTCCAACTTTTGATATTGAATATTTGTTCTTAAATATTCGAGGAAAATCAGTAGGAGAAGAAATTGAAGTCAATATTATTTGCCCTGATGACGAAATCACAAATGTTGTAGTAAAAATTGATATTGATTCAATTAAAGTTGAAACAAACGAAGAACACTCAAACAAAGTTAAAGTTGACGCTAGTATTATGATGGAAATGAAGTATCCATCACTAGATCAGTTTATCAAAAACAACTTTGACTTTACAAATAATGCAATGGATCAATCATTTGAATTAATTGCAAGTTGTATTGATAAAATTTATACTGAAGATGAAGTGTGGTCTGCGGCTGATGTAACCAAGAAAGAGATAATTGACTTCATAGAACAAATGAATTCATCTCAATTTAAAGAGATAGAAAAGTTCTTTGAAACAATGCCTAAACTTTCTCATAAAGTGAAAGTAACAAATCCAAACACTGAAGTAGAAAGTGAAGTTGTTATAGAAGGGTTAGCATCTTTTTTCGCGTAGCGATGTCTCACATAGACTTGGAGTATTATTTTCGCCTCACATTTTCCTTAGTTCAATATCATAAATATTCACTATGGGAAATAGAAAATATGTTGCCTTGGGAACGAGATGTCTATGTGGAACTACTCAAACAACATCTTGAAGAAGAGAAATTAAAACAGCAGACACAAAATGGCGGTCAATTCTTCTAAACTATTAAAATTATCTTCTTCACAGAATAGTGGAAATAAATCTAATTTTGATGTTGGAAAAATAGATCCAAGAATACTCAAAATTCTTGGAGTAAGTGAATTTGATATAGAAGACGAACAAGAGTATCTTTCTCTTCTTAAGGAAAAGATGCTCTTAATTGTTATGGGAAAAAGTAAACTCTCCAGAGAAGACGAAGAGTTAATCACAGAAGAATTGAAACGAATAAGGTCTAAAAAATTTCCAAAGAAGAAGAAAATAACTGCAGATAGTTTTAAGAAGGGAACTGCGACTGGAATTAATTTAAATCTTGGTAAAAAGTTGGGAGCAGGAATGAAACCTCTTGCTCTTCCTCCAGCAATTGATAAGATGTCTGGAAAGAATGACTTAGAACAAATTCAAGATGCTCTCACAGCAATTATAGAACAACTGACTATTCTTAATGGTCTTACAAAAAAATCTTCAGAGAAAGATAGAAGAGAAAAAGAAAATGCAAGAAGAGGGGCAAGAGAAAAAGATCTTGAAAGTGGGTTTTCTAAGGCACTTAATATTGCTGAAAAAGTAATTGCTCCGGTTAAATCTATTCTTCAAAGAATTATTGATTTCTTTCTTGCAGTTTTTATTGGAAGAAGTTTAATTCTTCTTTTGGAGTGGTTTAATAATCCTGCAAATAAGAAAAAAGTTGATACAATTTTAAGGTTTTTAGGAGATCATTGGCCTAAACTTCTCGCACTTTTTGTTGCATTTGGTACTGGTCTTGGTGCATTTGCAAGAGGAATAATTAAACTTGCAATTTGGGGAACTGGTGCTCTAATTAAGGCAGCGGCAGGATTAGCAGCACGAGCAGGAATTAAAGGTGCTGCAGGGGCACTTAAGTTCCTTGGAGGACCAAAAGGAAAACTTATTGGAATGGGTCTTGAACTTGCTGCGGTTGCAGGGGGGACTTTTGCTTTAAGTAAAGGTATTGAAGGATTTGGTGGTATTGGTGGTGAAAAAGAAGAGCAACCTCAAACACCTAAAGCTCAATTTTCTGGTGGAGGTTTTGCAAACTTAAAAAATCTATTCGGTAATATGGGTGGATTTTCTAATGGTATGGTAGGAGGACCAAAAGGAACAGATAAAGTTCCAGCGATGCTTACTGATGGTGAGTTTGTTATGTCGCGTGGTGCTGTTGCAAAGTATGGTGTGGATACTCTTGAATCAATGAACGCTGCTGGTGGAGGTACAAATAAACCTAAAGTAGTTCAAGGTACTACTTATGCATTTGGTGGAGGATTTGTTGGTGATGATGAACTTTATAGAATGGCAGCAAATAATAATAGAGGAGAAAATCTTAAAGAAATTTCTTATGATCCAAATAATCAAGAACATAAAAATACATATGAAAAAATAAAAAAAATTGCAATTAAAAGGGGAGTATATAAACCACCAACTGGAGTAAATGTAAAAACTAATGTTGATGTTAATTATAAACCAACTTCTAATAGTTCAATTGTAAAACCACCAGTTCAAAGAATTAATACAAATATGAATGTACCTGGAGGTCGTATTCGTGGAGGATCTCTTTCTGCGATAATGACTGCATTTGAAATGAAACAAAGAAAAGATGAAGGACAAACAAATGTTCAAGCAGGATTAGGTGCTGGTGGATCTGCTCTGGGTGGTCAACTTGGTTGGATGGCGGGAGCAAAAGCAGGTGCTCTTGCTGGTGCAGCCCTTGGTAGTATCGTTCCTGGTTTAGGGACTGGTGTTGGTGCTGCTGTTGGTGCAATTGTTGGTGGTCTTGCTGCTGGTTATGGTGGAGCAATGTTAGGGGGAAAACTTGCTGATGATTTTTCTGGAGTAAATGCAGAAAAGGAAAGAAATAATCGTGGTGGAATTGGTGGAGCAATCAAAGGTGGTTGGGGGTTAAAGAAACAAGAATTTAAAGATGCTCCTAAGACATCAATAATAACTGATGATAAGGGAAGACCTTCTATTGGATATAAGGCATTGAAGGGTGGAAAACTTGTATATGTAAGAGGACCTCAATCCGGAACTGGCACAACTAATCCACTTGAAATGCTTGGTAGATTTATTAATCCGGGTGCATATAAAGACAACGATGCAAAACTTGAGAGACAAAAGCACAAGGAATCAATGGTTAATGCCCTGGAAGGATTTCAAAAACAAGGGATGACACCAGATGCTCAAGCAAGAATGATGAAGCAAATGGGTGGAAATTTAAAAGACACTCAAAATGATTTGAATTTTAGAAAAAAACTAAAACCTTCCGGAATAACTCCACCTTCACAATCGCAGGCAAGAGTTACTTATGTTCCAAATAGAAATACTAAGCGTAATGTGCGAGGTGGTGGAACTACTTCTTCAGCAAAACCAAATGCACCGAAGTTTAATGCTGCTAGTCCAACGGCATCAAAAGCAAGATTTTTATATGGAGTAAGAGTGGGATAAAATGAAATCACTTTCTTCTTCTAAAGTTAATTCAACTAAGTTACTTGGTGGTTCTTCTTTTTCATCTAAAAAAACTTCAGTGTCTTCAAACAAATTAAAGACCTCAGGTGAAAATGATTTTTCAATTATCAAAAAGCAAGTATTTCAAATTAAAAACCTAATTACAAATATTACTTTATCCAAAAAGAATGAACAAAAAAGAAAACAAAAAGAACAAGAACAGGAAAAGTTTGAAGGTACTGAAAAGAAACTAGAAAAAAAGAAACCAAAAGAAACTGGTATTAAACTTCCTTCAACACCTAAACTTGGATTCTTAGATCGTATAAAAAACTTTTTGTTTAATACTTTTCTTGGGTTTATTGCTGTTCGTTTAATTGAACATCTACCTAAACTTATAGGAGTAGCAAAGTTTCTTGGTGGAACACTTGATTTTCTTACAAGTGTAGGTGGAACATTATTAAATGGATTGGTAACTTTTGTTGAGAAAGGTTATGAGGTTGCTGATTTTACAAGAAAACAATTAAGAAACTTTGGTGGTGAAGGTGCAGTAGAAAAATTTGATGCCCTTAATAAAGCATTTGAGAACATTATATTTGCTGCTATTGCGGCTTCCCTTGCTTTAGGTAATCTAGGATCTGGTGGTGAGAAGGGTGGTGGGCCAGGAGGAAAACCCGCAAGAAGAGGGTTTGACACCACAGGAAGAAGAGTTGGTGTAAATACTCAAAAAAGGTTTGCTGAAAAATACGGAAGAGACGAATTCATTAAAAGATTTGGAAAAGACAATCTTAAGAATCTTCCAAAATCTATGCAGCGGAGTGCTCTAACAAAATTTGGTAGAAATGCTGTTGTTGGTGCTCTTGGTAAAGGAGGAACAAAAACTGCATTAAAAGTAGTAGCACCATTAGTTAGAAATATACCGCTAATTGGTGGTGTTATGGAGTTTGTACTTTCTTGGATGTCTGGAGATCCTGTAGGAAAGGCAGCATTTAAAGGAGTTGGTGCTGGATTGGGAACTTGGATTGGAGGGGCCCTAGGATCATTAATACCTATTCCTGGTGTTGGCACTGCTATTGGTATGTGGCTTGGTAGTGCCGGTGGTTCTAAACTTGCAGAGGTTATATATGATAAAATCTTTAATAGTAAAAATTCTCCACAAAAACCACAAAAGAGTATAAAAGCTGCAGGTGGTGGTAGTGCTCCTTCAACAAGAGGTGGTAGAATTGTTACTGGTCCAGCAAAACGAAAAATAACAAAAGCAAGAAGAACTGTAAAAGTTCAATCAACACCAATCAAACCTGGAGCAAGTATTGGTGGAGAAAAGCAAATTGAAAAAGTATTCCCTAAGAGTGAAAAGAGCGGCACTGTAAATCCATTGGGATATATTGAAGATACTTATAAGAAGACAAGTGAAGCACCATATTTTGGTGCTTTGATGGGAATTGCTACTAAAGCAGTTGTTGGTCAAAAACCAAGTCCTATTGATTATAAAAATGCTGCCCAAGGATTGAGTAATTGGATGAATGTAACTTTTAGTGATGAAGTGTTGAGAACTGGAGCACTTGCAGCTGCTGGTGGTGGTCAAATTAATGCTGAAATGCTCTCAAAGAGTAGTGGTGATATGACTAATGTTATTGCAAAATCTTTAGAAGAAAATATTTCCAAGAAAGTTGATGATGCAATTAATGACCTTATGAAGCAGATGATGTTGAAACCTAATATAATTGAAAAAGAAAAACCTCCCGGACAAGAACCTGGAGTAGATATGGGTGGGGGTGGGTCTGCTACTGATGCAATTGGTGGAGCAAGATTGTTTATGGCACAGGGATTTCCTATGCTTGCTGCTGCAATTCTTGCTGGAAATGTTCAGGCAGAATCAGCGTGGAAAGGGCAAAGAACTCCCTGGGTTTTAAATGATGGTGCTGGAACTAATAAAGGTCTCATTAGTTGGAACCGTTCAAGAATTGTTAATGGGGAAAAATTCTTAGGTAAACCTTTAGAAACTGCAAGTAATGCCGAACAAGTTAGATGGATTAAAGAAGAACTCAGACAATATGGATTACTTGATGAGTTTATGGATCCAAATAGAACTGAATCTCAATTGAAATCTGATTCATACAAATACATTGGATGGGGAATAGAAGGTGATCGTTGGACACAATCTGCAAGAATTTTTGCAGCACTTCAAAAAGGTGAACAAGGAACTTTTATTCCCGGAGAAGGAAGAGATGTTGGTACTGGTGGGGGAACTTGGAGATTTGGTAGAACTGGAAGATTAAGTGTTGAACCTGGATGGTCTCATGCACACTTTGATAGTGCAAATGAATCTACTTTGACAAGAGATATGGTTCCTATTCTCAAAAAAATGGCTTCTTCTGGATTAAAACCTGAACTTGCCAATGGATCAAAAATACTTTCTGGTCAAACTAATGACTATTATGTTAATATTGTAAAGAGTGGTATAGCACAACATACACATAGACCCGGACCAAGAATGGATGTAAATATGCCAGGATTTCCTTTGGTTCCATTTCCTCTTAATTATTCATTTTATCAATCTGGAGGATCTGGTCATGCTGCTGCTGTTCCTGGATCTGGAAAAACTCAATTGTTTCATATGAGTAAAAAACCAGATGGATCTGCATTTCATGGGAGATTAGTTCCCAAAGATGGGAAATATAATCTTCATAAAGGTGAGTTTGTAGTTGATAAAGACTCTGTAGATCTTCTTGGAAAAGATTTTATTGCAACAATAAATTCAATTGAAAATACATCTCAATTAAAAAACAAAGCAGATTCTCTTATTAATACAATAAGTCACATTGCAGGATATGAACCTGGAGGACAACAAGAAGTTGTAGTAGAACAACCAGAACCTGAGATTGTTTATATAACAACTCCAGTTCCAATTGGAGGAGGTGTTATGGTTGCGGGTGGTTCTTCTGGAGGATCCAATTTTTCTGAAGGACTTTATGAGCGTGGTTAATACCTTAAATAGTAATAAAATAAGACTCTAATGGCAGAAAATATTATCACAACTCGTCAGGTAAGAGACGTTGATATTGGTGAGTTTTTGATCATATCAAACGATCAAACAACCAAAAAAGACATTCCTGATATAATTACTGACTTATATTACTATGAAAGTGTTTTGCAAGAAACTATTAGGGCTTCTATAATATATGTTGATACAGGAAAATCTGTACAAAAAAATGGATCATTAAAAACACTACTTGAAGGAATGCCTTTAGTTGGAGAAGAAAAAGTAAATATAAAACTCAAAGATTGTAATAATGTAGAGTTAAAACTTACTCTTTATATTAATAGAATTACACCAATTAGTCAGGATACTACTAAATCTGTCGTAGGTATTGATTTAGTATCTAAAGAAGGAATTTTAAATTATAAAACCGTATTGAATACTCGTTTTGATGGCAAGATTTCTGATTCAATTCGTAAAATACTTACAGATTCAAACTATCTAAATTCAAAAAAATCTCTTGATATTGAAGAAACTGAAAATAATTATAACTTTATTGGGAATCAAAGAAGACCTTTTTATGCTTGCGTTTGGTTAGCAAAAAAAGCAATTCCGAAAGATGTAGAGAAAGGATTTTCTGCTGGTTATTTTTTCTATGAGACTGCACAAGGATTTAAATTTAGATCTGTGGATGGATTACTTTCAACTACAGAACCTGGAAGTGGAAATAAAAAGAAATATAAAAGTTTGATTTTTAATCAAACACCTGATTCTGGTGGAGCAAATATTCCTTCTGGATATACGGGTAAAATTTTAGAACATAATATCAATGATGTAAGTGGTGATGTTCAATCAAAACTGGAAATAGGATCTTATAGTACTCGTACAATTTTATTTGATCCTTTTAATTGTTATTATGAAGTGCTCACACAAAATGCACAAGAAGATCAAAAAAAATTAAAACTTGCAGGTAAACAGTTACCAAAATTTAATCCAGAATTTAATAAAGAAGGTAATAAGAAGGATTTTAGTAGAACACAATATATGCTAATTGATAAGGGATCTCTTCCTACTGGAGATACAAAGCAACAAATTGAAAAGTCTATAAATCCAAATTTTGATCCTAAAAATATTCTCAATCAATCTTCAATGAGATATAATCAATTGTTTAACACTAAAACTGAAATTACAATTATTTCTGATTTTAGTCTCCATGCAGGAGATTTAATTTACATTGATTCTCCAGAACTATCAAATAAACAAACTCAAGGTTTAAATGATCAATTTGGTGGATATTATATAATTGCCGATCTATGTCACTACATAAGTAAATCTCAAGGTGGTTATACAAAACTTAATTTGGTACGAGATGCTGTGGGTAAAAAAGGATCTCCAACAATTCCATTATAATTTTTGTTAAATAGTAGGAGAATATAAAATC